TCAATCCAAATGCGTCTTGAAGAATGCTGGGAAACTTACAATGCTTCTTTCTTTGTATGGTCACAAAATAAAGGAATCAAACGTGCTGACTTAACAAACACAGATGTAATGGCTTTCATTGAAGAACGCGCTTCTGTTGCTTTGGATGAAGCAAAATTGCGTCATGCTTGGTTTGGTGATACAGATGCAGCAACAACAACTGATTCACCAGCTGGTGTGATCACTGCTGGAACTGATCTTGGTTTCTTCAATGCAATTGATGGATTCTTCAAACAGATGTATGCAATTGTTGCTGCAACACCAGCTACAAAAGCTGCTTCAATTACAAAGAATGCTGGTGTTTCTTACACTGCACAAGCTTTCACAGCAGCAGATGTGACAAACAGAGTGATAATGGCAAACATGCAAGATGTTCTTGACAATGCAGATGTTCGCTTGACAGATCGCGAAGACAAAATGTTCTTAGTGACTAAATCTGTTTATGATCAATTGAAACGTGAATACAAATCTTACACTGCAATTGAATCTTCATACATGGCGAACATTGATGGAATTCCAACACTTATGTTTGATGGTGTTCCGGTTATCAAGTTTTCTTTCTGGGATCGCATGATTCGTGCGTACCAAGACAATGGAACAACTTGGTATCAACCACACAGAATCTTCTTGTCAACAAAAGCAAATCTTCAAATTGGTGTTGAATCTGAAGAAGCTTTGCGCGGACTTGATCCATTCTATGACAAGAAAACAAAAAACAACTATCTTGATGCACAATTCTTAATGGATGCAAAGATTGTTGAAGACTATATGATTTCTGTTGCATACTAAAAAAAATTAAAGCACTGGACTTGTTCCAGTGCTATTTCATAAACATTCTAATTCAAAACAAATGACACAAATATGTGGTTTATTAGCAAGTGGAATTGGTGCAGATTGCACAAATCCACTTCAAGCTGGAACAGAAGACACACTTGTGATTCTTAACAGAACACAAATTGCAACATTGACAAAGAACATTTCAAATCCACAAGTGATTGAAGACATTGTTCTTGAATCTGCTGCACTTGGATTTGTGTTTCAAGGACTGAACAATTCAATTGCACCAAAATCAATGATGGTGAAAGGAAGATATTTCAGAAACTGGTCACATGAAATCAACTTTATTGCATTTGATGTTTCACCAGAAGCAAAGCAAGTGATTGAAGACATGAAAGATGGTGATCTTGTTGCTATTGTTTACAATAAATATAAAGGAACATCTGGAAATTCTGCTTTTGAAATTTACGGTCTTTATGCTGGCTTGAAGTCAGAAACAATTGAACGTGATGTGACAAATGCTGAAACACAAGGTGCTTTCAATATCTTATTGAAAACAGACAATGAAAGAGGTCTTGAACCATATCAACCACAAACATTGTTTATCACTGACTATGCAACAACACTTGCTGTTGTTGAAGCATTGGTTTAATCTTATAGCAAATTTTTATTTCGAATACATAAAAAAATGCTGAACACTAATTCAGCATTTTTTTTAATAAAATATGAACACACAAGCTGAAAGAATTAATTTTGTTTTATCTTTGGAAAAGACAAAATCAACATGGCGCAAAAAACATGCAAGTGCTGAATTTAAAGCAGCAAGTGACTTGAACAATGAACTGTTTGGGATGCACTTGAATAAGTCAAAGAAGTGCAAATGTGTTGAAGACTTGTTCTTCATGTTGTCAAGATTAAATGTTGAAAAATTAAACTTAATAAACCAAATAAAAATGAATCAATTCATCCTAAAAAAAGGAAAAGTCATCATGCTTCATGCAATGACAACTATCTTGACTGAAAAAAACATGACAGATGAAAAGGCAATTGAATTGCTGAAGTCACACAAAGGTCACATCAAGAACTTTGAAAAGTTTCCAGAAGATTGGGAAGCAATTGTCTTTGGAACTGCAAAACCAGCAGCCAAAAAAGAAGAACCAAAGAAAGAAGAACACAAAGAAGAAGTGAAGGAAGAAGAAATTCCAGTTGTTGTTTCAAAAACTGAAATAAAAAACAGAGCAAAAGCAGTTGGTCTTCCAAAGAATGCAACACTTCAAGAAGTAATTGCAGCAGAAACAAAAAAGAAGTAATTAAATTCAAACACAACCAGCTTGAAAGCAACAGTCACAGACATCACAAAAAGAATTTCAGTCAGCTTGAACAGAACTGATGGAATTCTGAACTATGATATTGACAATGCCTATCCACAAAGAATCATTGACATTGTGAATGCAAGTGGTTCTGCAACTGCTTGTGTTGGAATGAAAGCGCGCTTTTTGATTGGTGGTGGAATGACAGAAAAAACATTCTATAAATCAAAGATTAACAAGGAAGGTCAAACAGTTGATCAACTGCTTAGAAAATTAGCAGTGAACAAGTCATTGCTTCCATACATTGCGCTGCATGTTAATTATAATGCACTTTTTGAACCAGTTGAAGTGAATTACATTCCATTTCAATATGTACGTTTGACAACAAAAGATGACAAAGACCATCCAAACATGGCTGCTATTTATCGTGATTGGCAAAAATTAGAAAACAAAAAGATTGACAAAAAGACAATTGACTTCATTCACTTCTATGACAGAAATCCAGAAGTAATTCAAGAACAAGTTGATGAATGTGGTGGTTGGGAATACTACAAAGGACAAGTATTTTTGTGGACACCAGAAGGTCCTGAATATCCACTTGCAACATTTGATTCTGTTCTGGAAGACATGCAGACTGACAGCAAAGCAAAGACTTTCAAGTTCAGAAATATCACAACAAATTTCATGGCTTCACACTTGATCATCACAAACAAGTTTGAAAAAGATGAAGACCTTGAATTGTTTCATGAAAACTTGCAGCAGTTTCAAGGTGCAGATGACGCACTGAAATTCTTCCACCTGGAAAAAGAATCTGACAATGACAGCATTGAACTGAAGAAAATTGAAATCCAGGATGTTGAAAAGCTTTATGAATTCACAGAATCTTCTGTGCGTGAAAATATTATATTGAATTTCTTGATTCCACCAGTTCTTATTTTAAGAAATAGTGGAAATGCTTTCAGTGATAGCCAAATTGAACAAGCAACAGCTTTATTTAATGGTTACACAGCAGATGACAGACTTGTTCTGGAAGAAATCTTCAAAGAAATCTTCACTGGATTTGCTGAAAATATCAATCCAAGTGGTGACTATTCAATAATTCCATTCAAAGCACCAGTTGCAGAATCACAAATTGGTGCAGATTACTTGAAATATTTCACAGCAAATGAAGTGCGCGAATCTTTGGGATATGCACCAGAAGAAACAAAAGCAGCTGAAACAAAACCACTTTATGAAGCACTTGGTGTTGGTGGATTGCAAGCATTGAAAGAAATCTTGATTGATCCTACATTGACACCAGATCAAAAAATCAATACTTTGGAAATTATATTCCAAATAACACATGAAAATGCTGTCAAATTAGTAAACACACAAACAAAAACAGCTTAATGGATATAATTCAACTTATAAAAATTGAAGACATTCAAGCATTGAAACCTATTTCAATGAATCTTGATGTGACCAAAAAGCTGAACACTTTCATCCAGGAAGCACAAGAATTTGATGTGATGAAATTTCTTGGTGATGAATTTTACATTGCACTAGAAACAGACTTTGCTGCACAACCATCACTTGAAACTTATGGTGACTTATTCAATGGATGTGCATACACATATCAAGGTGTACAATATAGACACAGAGGAATCAAAACAATGCTTGTTTATTATTCCTATGCAAGATATATTGCAAACACACAAAGCAATCAAACAGCATTTGGGAATGTGGTGAAAATCACACCAGATTCACAACCAGTGTCTGACAAAACAATCACAAGACAAGTTGACCAGGCTCTTTCTGCTGCTGCAAAATATCAAGCAGATGTTTATGACTATCTTTGCAGAAATTCAAGCACATACACACTTTGGTTGAATCGTGTTGCAGATAGGGTGCAGAAAAGTTCAGTCAGAATTTCTGCTGTTGGTGGAAATAGAAAAGTTGGAAGTTCATATTGTTGCAGAACTTGTGGAAGATATTCAAATTGTAACTGTAATTTATAAAAAAATAACAAATGGCTGTTGAAGATATAATTTTAAGAAGTGTTATAAATGCACCATTGACAACCAAAGGAAGTCAATTGACTTGGGAAGAATTGGATGGAAATTTTATTGAAATTTTCAATGCTTTTCTTGCAAATTATTTATCAAGCTATGTTGATGCTTATAGCAATGCAATCACTTATGACAATGCTGTCTTGAATTATGTTGTTTATGACAGTGTGATTTGGAAATTCATCAATGCAACACCAGCTGTGAATGTAACACCTGGAACAGATGCTGCAACTTGGACGCGTGTTTTTGCTGCTGACTTAGCACATAAAAAGAACAGTGACACAATTCTTGCTGAAGGAACAGCAGACGAAGTGACAGCAGCAGCACTTGCTGCTTTCATAAATGGAAATACACAATTGATTTTTTCTGGTTCTGTAATAATTCCAAGCGCACAAGTTTTGACACTATTCACAACACCAGTCAACATCATTGCACATGCTGGTGGTGACTATGCTGGCAAGTCTATAAAGATGTTAAACATGGAAGTTGAAAACTTGATTGAACTTTCACCAGCTTCAACACCTTATGCAACTAGCACATCAATTATTACAATTACATCAAGTGCAACAAAGTCGCAATTTAGTTCTGCGAGTGTATTAAATGCAACACTTAGACGTGCATTGAATTCAGCAATGCAAAGCGGTGTGGGTGCAACTGACACACAGTTAATCCCAGATAAAGATGTGTTTGTTCAAGCAAGCACCACAGATCCAACTGCTGGTGATTACGATATAAAAATTACTTTTAATTATATTTATATTTAAAAATGATACAAGGCGAAGACATACAAGTCAGACTGACAATGACAGATGGAACAAATTCAATTCCACCATCTTCATTGAATGCTTATTCTGTTGTAGTATATTACAAGGAAACAAACAAGAAGACTGTTCTTGCAACTTACAAAAGTTCAAACACTGGTCTTTTTGACATTGTTGTTTTTGATGACGCTGCTGGAAAGATTGACATTTTTTTGAATCGTGACATCACAGCAAAGTTTCCAGTTGCAAAAATTTATGCTGAAGTTTTCATTCAAGAAACAGCTTCTTCAGAATTTATTTCATCATTGTCAAACAATGGTGTCAATGAAATATTCATTGCAGATGTTTATTCTTCTGCAAATGCTAGGGCGCTATGATTTTAGTCACAGCTGAAATAGTTAGTAATTTGATTGAAGTCACCGCTGAAATAGTGCTTCAAGTCATCAATGTTGGTGCTGGTGGAACAATTAACATCTATGCAGACAATGAACTACAACAAACAATTGTGTCACCAAATTTGAATGCTGAAATAATTAATATCAATTTTTAGATGGACTTTAATATTTTTCACTCACAAGAAGATTCCATTGTTGCCTTTGTTGGTGGCGGTCAAGGTAGTGCAACAGTTCTTGATCATACATTCAACATGATTGACACTTGTTCAAATGTCAATGACAGCTGCAAGACAGATGCTGCAACAGTTGGAAAAATTCGTGAAGTTGTAAACTATGGACTTGAAGACATGGAACTTTTCCCAGCAGTTGGTGAAAGATTTCAAGATGGTCAAACACTTCTTGCAATCAATGAATCAATTATCATTGCAGCTGGTAATGGTCAAAAATTAAGATGCTTCACAATTGGTATTTTTAGATTCAATTAAAAAAATGAACATGAAAAAAATATTTTTTACAGTCCTTCTTTCTACACTTGCAATTGCTTCTTTTTCACAAAGAACAATTCCAAACGGTGGAAC